CCCCGGAATGGCTTCGTGTGTAGCCGACCCAGTTTGCTTGTAGAAATAATCACGGGCAGTGTTATTGGCGTCTTGCAAAGCGCCCTTGATGCCTTCAAGCTCATCGCCCTTGTACCGGCCCTTTACACCTCGGCTGTGCAAATCTTGTGCTTTTCCATAAACCCAAGGAACTTCTTGGATGTGCGGGCCAGCCCAGTCAGTACGCCCACCAGTCCTTGCGGTGTTGGCGCGATTAACTTGTAAGGCCGTCTCAGCGTCCATAAACGGGTGCATAGTTGCAGATACGCCCGCCTTCCACGGCATACCTTGTGGATCGGTATAGCCCATGCCTTGCGCCCTGCGGAAGTCATTCACGCCGAACAATCCAGTGTTTGGAAGGCGCGGGTCATTCTTGTTAGCGTACTCACCAATCTTGAACCCCATATTGGCTGGACGGTTTTCAGCTACGGCTTCGTCAAGGTTCCTCATCCCAGCGCCGCGATAAGCCATACCCGGCTCACCCGCTACCCGGCTGTTTAAATGCTTCAACGCAAAGGTCAACTCTGACTCTGGGCTTACGCCTGCGGAGTAAACGCCATGCTGCTCAAGAGTGCGAGGAAGTTGGTAAGGTTCAGTGCTTTCGGCAATTCCCTGTTTGGCACGGTCGTACCATGTGCCAAGTCGGTCTGCATCAGCAAGGCGCACAGCCTCAACCGAATCAACAAAGTCTTTGTCCATTGCTTTACGCATTGCGCCAAGGCCTTGTGGGCTGGTCACAGTGCGCGGTGCGCCAACATAGCCACTAGCGGTAGGCTTCAGATGCTCACCGGCTTTTGCAGCCTTTAGCACGGCTTCATCGCCCTCCGTCTCGGCCATCCTGCGGTAAACGTCAGCAGAATCCGCAGTACGTTTTCCTTTTGATTTTGGCGGGGCAGATGATTCATCGGGTTCAGATAACGCTGCCTTCTCAACCTTCTTTTTACGGGCAGCTTCCTGCTCTTGCTTCTGGCCGAACTTGTCGATTACAGCCCGCTCTTCAGGCGTGCGAACCACGATAGGCTCAACACCTTTTGGTGCTTTGGGCGCAGCGTACATGGGCCTTGCTGGGGCCAGCATGGGTGACTCAAGTGCCTTTTCAACTAAATTGCGGACAGTTTCAGACTTTGCTGCCTTAGCGGCACCTTGTCCAACAGCCTTGGCGCCTTTAATAGCTGCATTGGCTGGGGCAGGGGAAAGTCCACCAATCAGCGAACCAAAGCCAGCACCTAGCTTGTTGACAGGCTCCTCACCACGGAACGGGATGCGCTTCTCAATGTCCTCTGACGTTGGCAGGAATGATTTGTTGCTGACATCAACACCACCGGGGCCGAACGCAAAGTTCAAGCCAAGCCGCCCAAGGGTCTCAAGGTCACCGGGCATACCAAGCACACCAGCAACAGCGCCACGGGCCACATCAAGCGGCAGGCGGTACTGTGCCTCCTTCTTGCCCTTAGACGTACTGGCCTTCATCGCAGGGTACTTGCCAAAGGCTGCACCGCCGTCAGCCATATGGACTTCACCGCCAGCTTTCATACCAGATACTTTTTCTGCTGGCAAGTCGCCATATAGCCGACGAACCTTATCTATTAGTTCCAAATGTTTGGACAGAATCTCACCAGCCCCAACTGTTTTGTCTGCCCAATCTTCAGGATTTTCCAATACGGCTTTTAAATCAGAGTATGTGTACGGAATATCTTTGTGTACTGGTTGCCCACGAATCTTTTCGTTTGCTTGATATTCTGGACTACCATACCCTTCAGTAAACAATTTTTCATGCGCGTTACGGAATTTTTCAAAACCCGGATGTTCAGCTAAAAACTTTTGTGCTGGTTTTTTTGCTTCATTTAATTCATCAAGTGTTACATAATTTTTGCCAAGTTTTGCCAAATTAGTATTTTCCAAATCACCAACATCAGCCCAGTTGTTTGATTTTACAAAATCACTAACATAAGGTTGATACTGTTCATTTGGTTTTTCGTTGCGCTTGCCTTTGATTTGGGTAATGCGCTCTGAATTTGGCAGTTTTCCTTCTGCTATAAGGCTGGCTATATCAGCTTGCGTTGGGTCGTCAATACCCATAATTCTTGCGGCTTTGTCGTAATCTGGTTTGTTGCTTGTCTCAACCGTTGCATGGGACATTCCCTCTGGATCACGCAAAGAATAAATCTTTGCCTTACCCGACTTAATGGCGTCCCATCCGCCGTGACCGTAGTAGTCGCTTCCTTCAGTCCCGGACTCTGGGATGTGTTCAGGGTGGCCTCTTGGCGGTTCGTAGCCACGTACCGAGTGGCCCATCACGTTAGACTCTTGAGCGAACTGCCCCGGCTCGGTTAGCTGCACCCACTTGTAGCCCTCTGGGTATTCTTTGAGGACGGGCATATTTTCCAAGCTCTTGGCTCGGGCTGCTGCCGCCGCCTTTGCAGCGTCTAGGTCATACTCAGCAGTACGCCTAACCGCTTGCTCCATGCTCATCTTGTTCAGTTGCTCAGGGCGAATGCGGCCTGCCGCCATGTCTGCTTTCAGTACATCAACGATATGGTGAAAGCCGAGGTGGTTTGTAAAAGAAGAATACACCGAACTGTCTGGATCAACTTTGCTAATCCAAGGGTTTTCTTTACCAAGTCGTGCATCGTCACTTGACCACCCATGTTGAGCGTCATAATATTCGCTGGCTGATTTTTGATACTCTGTATCTCCAGTCATTCTTGCTTTGTCATCAAGCGTAGTTCTTCTATTTAATGAATATATATCTGATTCATTTAAATTTGGTCTAGCACGAAGAAACTCGTCAAAATTATTATTCAAAGCATCACGCTTTGCAAGCCAAGCTCGTGTTACCCTTTTAACCGTATCTTCGTCTTGCACTGCCTTTTGAATATTGCCAGCACGGCTTGCTTCAATACCTTGGTCAGAGACTTGCTCCCATGCTTGGCCTGACCTCGACGTAGCTAGTCCGGATGGCGGGAATCCTTCCCTCAATCGCCGATCTTGAAGCGAAGAGGAAAAGTAATCTTGGTCTTCTTCAATACCTTTTTGATGCGTAATGTGTTGTTCAGCCAACTCAGCATCAGCCAATGCTTTACTGCTAAGGCGTCTAGACTCACGCTCAAGGTTAGCTTTGCGTTGTGGATCAGGCTCATCAGCCGCACGCTGGGCAACACGGTCTGCACGCTCTATGTCTTTGGCGTACTTTGCCTCAATATCAAGCGCCTTCTGGTCAAACAACTGACGCACCGGGTCTTTGGGTGACCCCATCTCGTTCTTGATGTATTTGGTCAGGTTACTATCAACCCACTTGTCAGCCGCCTTTGACGCTTGGATTTCTTTATCTGCCGTTTCATAAGCTGGCAAATCACCAAACCGCGACCGAAGATCACGCAAATCTGCTTCAAGATAGTCCGTACCATGAGGGGTCTTCAAGTGCTTGACATCATGCTCAACCTTGCCCGTCAGCCAGTTTCCACCGGGCTGCTTCACTACGCTCATCTGATGCGATGGGGCCATCAGCGGGGACGACAGGGCCTTCTGCACTACGCGATGAGCAGCATCAGACTTCGCTAGGTCAAGCGCTCCACGCCCAACAGCCTTCGCGCCTTTGGTAGCCGCCCTAAACGCAGCCGGGTCAAACATCATTCCAACAAGGTTTTGCCCAAGGTCAGCACCAATATCTTCAACGCCTGCAACCGTTGGGCCAAACCGTTTCAAAGAAGGTAGGTATCCACGCACATCTTCTGACGTAGGAAGGAATGTCTCCTCGCTAAGATTAACGCCACCGGGGCCAAATGAAAAATTTAAGCCCTCTCGTGCAAGGCTTTCAAGATCACCCGCCACGCCACCAACATGGGATGCGGAGCCTTTAGCGGCCCCGTACAGCATTGGAAGAAGACCTTGCGTCACTGCCTCAGTAATGCTGGCCTCGCGCCTCTTGGGCTGTCCTGCGGTCATTGGGCCACGGCCACTAGGGGCAGAGCCAAGCCTACCGCCACCAGCCATGTGAATAACGCCGCCATCAGCAAAGTGCTGGGCGTCCTGCACTACCCCGCTATCGCTGCTGTCAGGGGCGTTGCCGTAAGCCTCACCACCTACCGAGCCACCGTCAGCGTACTGCTTGACCTTGGCGTGCCAGACATGAGGCCTGCTCTTGTACTGCACCGGAACACTGCCACCAGCAGCGTGCCACTCCTGCAAGGTCTGCTCCCTACCCTTTCCGGGTATCTTTGGCAGTTCCAGCATGGGCAGTGGCTTCAAAGCCTTGACAGGTTCGTGCAGCATAGTATGGGCCTCAAGTTTCCCGGATCATAACAATCAGACCTTGTCAAGTCCACTGAGGTATGTCGTCAGCCAACAGTCCAAGGCACCGTGCAGCCAGTCGGTGTTGTTCGACCCGACCGTCCTGCCGTTGTCCATCATCGTAGGGTTCGTCAGGAAACCCGCAGTTCCCTCCGTTGCCACGATCTCAAACCGGCCCTTGCATAGGGTCAGCTTAATCTCTGGACGGTCTGTGTCCACGCCAGTAATCTGTATCTCGCACTTCATTCCCGGTTCCTCCACTCTGCAATTGCCTCATCAATTCTTAACTTCCATGAGGCATCCCATGCACAATCCCAGACTTCCTTGCTCCAACCCTCATCTTCCTCATACGCTTCGCGGCCAATAAACTCTTCGTACATCTGGTCTCTGATTTGATCTCGGGTCATGGTCTCTCCTTGTAGGTGGTGGCGTTTTGATTTTCATTGCGCATACGGGTTGCCTTTCTTTGACTTGCCGCTATCGACCCAGTCCTCGTCGTCGTAGTCGTCCCTCGGCGGGGCGTCCACCTCCAGCCAGCCGCCGTCCCTCAAGTACCGAAGGGCCTGCGTACAGGCGTCAACGAGGTCGTCATGAGTCGTGTCGGGGAACGCACATATCTGGCTGACGAACTGCTCGGCCCAATCCTTGACGAACCCCTTCCTGCGGTCGCTCTCAGGGATCCACACCCGGCCACGGGCGATGATGGCGCTGACGATGTTCAACCGCTGCACCTTGTCGGCCCTGCCGGGGTTGTAGGCCCGGACAGGGAGGTGGGCGCGTTGGAGGTCTTGGATGAGGCTGATCCCTGCGGACTTGTCCTCGATCAGGAGCAGGTCGACCCGCTTCTTTTCTTTACCTTCGCCGTAGACCGCCTCATACTCCTCGATCACCTTGGGGCGCAGGTCAGGGTACTGGAGCCTGTCCTGCCAGCAGTCGATCACCATCGCGCTCATAGGCCCGTCCAAGGGCTTGAAGACGCCAAAGGTTATACAGGCGGTCGGATCGTTCTGGCTCTTCTCGCTGGTCGCTACGTCATAGGACTGGATGATGTACTCGAAAGGCGGGAATGGCTTACCGGCAGGCCAGAGCCGGAACATCTCCCGCTTGACGATGCCGTTCTCTTCAGGGTCGATGATCTCGGCGTAGATCTCCTGCCGACCTATCGTCGTACCCTCGTAGCTCAGGATCTGCTTGCGGAAATTCGCCGATAGGTTGTCGAGGTTGGCGTAGGTCGAGGCGGTCGTCAGCACAACGTCATCACCCTCGCGGCCCATCAACTCAACAATCAGATCCTTCGGCTTTGGCGTAGTCGTCGCAATGATGCGGGTGCGTGTCCCCAGTCGGACGCCGAACTGAATCTGATCCCAAGCCTCCTGTAGGTAGTCCCACGCCGCAAGCTCGTCGAGCCACGCCCCGTGGAACTGCGGCCCACGGAACCGCTCAGGCTCGGATGCCGGGATGCCCTTGATCAGGGAACCGTTGATCAACCTGAGTTCGTGCGAGGTCTTGTTGTAGTCCGCCACCAGCCCCTTGGGGACGATAGTGAGCAGGCCTGAGTCGCCTTCGAAGCAGGTTGCCCTGACGTCAGCACTAGTCGGGGCGGCAACAAGCCAGCGGGTGCCGGGTTCACTGTACGCCCACCAAGCTATCTGTTCTGCGGCAGTGCGCGTCTTGCCAGCACCACGGCCAGCAAGCATCAGCCAGATCGACCACCAATCACCGGGAGGCAATGCCTGATGCTTGTGGGCTTTCTGTATCCACGTCATGCGCCACGCCCATGCAAGGCGGGCCTCCGGACTGACTAACGCGAGGCTCTTCTGAACCTCTGGGTCTCTCAGTACGGTCGCAAGGTCACTCACTGGCTTTGGTCTGCTGCGTTAGCTCTGCGTGCTTCAGCAAGGCATCCAGCAGGCTCTGCGCCTCCGTCGATGCCTCGATCTGGATCGGGTTACCTGCGTCACCGCCGAGTGCCACCTTGTTCCCGTACTTCTTCGGGTTCCAGCAGGCCAGCAGTTTCAACCTCGTCTCGATCTGCAACTTGCGGTGACCCAGCATATCCTCGACGGTCGTCGTTGTCTTGTCGTCACCCATCACCTGCTTGTGACCCATCACCGGCGTGTCAGCAATCTCCAGCGCCTCTTCAGCCAGCGCATCGAACCCAAGGTCTCTGGCTTGCGCGAGGCGTGCGGCGAAGAGCGGGTGATCGTCGCACCAATCGTAAACAGTTCGCCACGCTGGCATACCCGGCATTCTGCACACTTGACGCAGTGGCACCCCGTTGAGTACCAGTCCGCAGATACTGGATGCGATGCTGTCTGTGTAGGTAGAGCCAGAGCCTGATGGCCTTCCAGTTCTCTTTGCGGGCGATGCAGCTACCTTACCCTTAGCTGTGGCCTTCACAGGCGTAGCGGGGCTTCTGATGGCCTTGGCGGGTATCTTCTTAGCTGTCATTGCGGCTCCGGCGTTTTGTTTGGTTCCCCGGCCTCGTGTGCCGGTCGAAACCGAGTGGGTTTCTCTTCGCTGCTGGTTCGCTATAAGTCTAGACACCGTTGCGATAGCTAGTCGCACAGAGCACCGGGATGAAGCGCCGTACACGATGGTTTGCAACCCAGAGCGCGACTACATTCGCCATGACCGGCCTCGTCCTGCCAATGCCTAGACTTATGGCCCCGCCAAGTGCGGGGAACTGTTCAACGCATTAAGTCCGGCAACATAACCAGACCAGCAATGAACGCTGTGAATATTATAACAACGATCAGTTTGTCCATCAACGTCTCTTCGTCGTCGTTCATTCTTGTTCCCCTTCGAACATTTGCACAGCCTGCTCAAGGCTCATGCCCTCGGCTACCAGTTCGGTGATACGGGCCAGTTCAGCAGCACGCTGCTTTGCCTGCGCTGCTGCGACCAGCATTGCAAGGTCGCTGCTAACCAGCGCTTCGAATTCATCGTTGGTCATGTCATTCTCGCTGTAAGTGGGGGCCGAAGCCCCCGGTTTTGCTTAGGCCTTGCGTACTTTGTGGCGGCGAACTGATGCAGTTGCATATGCCCACGAAGTTGCAAACGCCTGCGATGGGAAAGACCGGCTGCGCTGCTTAACGCCGAACTCTGACCACTCGCCGTTTACCCTGCGGGTGTTCTGCACATAAGCGCGGAAGTCCGTGCCGTTGTCGCGGAACACTACCGCAAAACCAATTTCGCGGCCCTTAGTGTCCAGCACGCCAGTCCCAATGAAGTTTATGAAGATTTCGCCGTATTCCATCGCTGTCTTTCAGAGTTGCTGCTGTAGCGCAGTGAAGTTATTGTAAGGGCAAATTAGACTCTACAACCACTGTCTTAAACTATTTCGTAGGTGGTTTCCCTAACCTGCCTCCCTTGACTGATGGGAACCGGCACATCGTCCAGATGCTGTTCGACGCTGTGATCGAGAAGAAGTTCCTGTTGATCTGGTCGACTGGCTTGATGCCATGCTCGGTCATGTAGGCCCTGCGGGCAAGTTCTGCGGCCCTCTGCGATGTGAAGCTGCCAAGGTGGACATCCTTGTAGCTGGCCCGCCACTTTTTCTGGCGGTTGTTGAAACTAACCCCGATCATTGGTTCGCCCTCCGGTGCTTCTCTTCTTCGTCACGGTTGATGATTTCGGCGGCGTCCTCTTCAAGCTCGTACTGCTGGTCTTCCGTGAGCGTGATCGGGCCGTCATCGCTGAACGCTGCGGTGATGCGGGCCGACACTTCGACCTCATCGTAAGACAAAATCTCACGGTGGAAATCCACATAGACCAGCACTTCCCCGATGCCGGGGACATGGAAGGTTAGCTCGTATTCGCCTGCTGGCAGTGGTGGTATTGTCATGATTGTTGCCCCCGTAGGGGCCTCCGCTGTTATTTGAAAGATACTCGCTGAACGAGGGTTTGCTTGACGCCATCGCGCTCGTCGTGGCCCTTGACCGTGAAAGATGCCGCCTCGTACTCGTCAAACGGGCGCTCACCGGCTGTTGTGAACCAGACCAGTACGTTGCCAGCCTCGTCGGACAATTTGACAAGGTAGCGTGTTTGGTAAGGGTAGAACTGCGTTGTGCCAATTGCGATGCAAGCGTCAATCCGCAACGCTGCTTTGACGCGCTGGCCGACCGCGCCAACGTGAGTGCTGGTCACACGGGCAGCGGCTTGGCGCTCGATGGCAGCAAAGCTGGACTCGACTGCGCTGGCGTGGCGCTCGGTCAGGCTACCCCACTGAGCAAGTGCGCTGGCAGCTTCGCGGATGAACTGGTTCTCACCCGTGTAACCGCGAAGCTGGGCTACCAGCACGGCGTTGTACTCGCGCCATGCGGCGGTAGCCTCCAGCTTTTCGGCCTTGCGCTCGGCACGCTCTGCTGCAAAGCGCTCTTCGCGTGCAGCCTTGCGGCTCTGTGCACCGGCTTGGCGGCGTGCGCGGGTATGTTCAGCGCGAACCTTCTCGAAGCCATCAACGCCCCAGCCAGTCTTGGCAACGCAGTCGCAACCGACCTTGAACTTGCCTTCGACGCCCTTAATCCAGAATTCCCAGCGGATACCGGTGCCGCAGTAATCGCAAGCTCCGCCAGCCTTGCTGCTGCCATCAGGCATTGTGAAAACGTTTTCGGTTACGCCAACGCACTTGAATGGCGCCTTGCCAAGACCTTGCTGCTCGAATGGGTGTGTCATCGCTGTCCTTCAAAGTTGCTGCGCTGTTGCAGTGATGTTAGTGTAACGCAGAATTACACGCAATGACAACTTCCCTCAACTATTTTCTAGGTGGTTTCCCTACCGTTCAAGGAACTGCAACAGCGATAGCGCAGCAATCCGGTGATTAGGATCGCAGTCGTGCAGATGCAGCCACTTCTCGATGCCGTACATCACGTAGTTGATGCCGTCCTCCAGCCCATCGTCGTAACTGCCCGGCTTGCGCCGTTTGGTTGCTGGCTGGATGTCACCCGGCTGCGCTACCCGCATGACCCGCTGGCTGCGTCCTGACCGTCCCGGCCTGCGCTCACCGGTGTCGATGATGTAGCCCTTGCGGAGCAGCGCAGCGTAACGCGGCGAGATGGTGTCAACCCGGTAGTCGGGCATCCCCTGCACTACTTGATCGCCAATGCAGCCATTAGGGAAACACTTGATGACGTCAAAGACCAGCGATTCAAGCTCAGTAGCGTCGATCATGTATGCAGCGTCATGGCTCGTGTCCGGGTCATCAGTCCGGGCCATCAGTAGTGGATCAGTCATAATTTTTCTCCAAAATAATGAGTTCAAGCGTGTCCATCACGCTCTGCAAATTTTCGTGTAGGTAGTCAGGCAGTGGAGCCTTCAGGCTGAATGCCCAAGACTCTATTGCTGACAGCAACTTCAGGGCTTGTAGTGCTTCTTCTTTGGTCATACATTTTTCTCCCTGAATGCGTAGTCGTGGAATACAGCGCCCCTGCTTGGGTCGCCAACGGTGCAGTGCCTTACCCATACCGTGCCGGTCTTCGTGCGCCTGAAATGCCCCCTACGGTCATGCTGGCGCGGGCTGGCATGAGTACCCCCCCGATCCTCTGACCGTGGCTTCACCGGCTCGATACAGACCGTTACGAAGTCATACAGCGGGAACAATCCTCGTTTTGCACGGCTGACGTTTGCCTTGTGCGGGATTGCCTTGTATGCCTCGGATCGTTGGCTGACAGCCTCAAGGAAACTTGCAAGCAAGTGGCTCACAATGTCCATGTCCTGCGCTGTCGGCTTATCGTTAGTATCGCTTGGCCCCCGGCACAACTGCCCGTTGTTGTCCAGCATGAACATAATTGACGGGATCACGGCGTGATGATCAAAATAGATTTTGCTGCCGCCGACCACAATGCCGGTTTCGACGCTCTCTCCGATCACCACCAGTGCAAATTCAAACCCGTTCTTGATCTTGCCAAGCACCATGCAACGATCAAACGGTGAGCGCCCTTTCAGGATGCAATTTCCAACGTTAAGTTCGAGGTTGATAGCACCGGAAAGATCAAACCATTGCAGTTCAGTCGGATCATTCCCGGCCTCGGCCCACCACTTCACCATGTCGCGGACAAGCGGATTCATTTCAACCTCGCTTGACGCTCACGCAAAGCGTCTATCTCTGCCCAGAGTTTGACGGCATAGGGGTCGTTGCACTGGTACTCACCGACACGTAGGGTGTCGTGGCAGTCCTTGATGGCCGACTCACAAGCAAAGGCCGAGTAGGCCCTCACTTTGTGGGTGAACACCTCGCGGAGATGCTCACCCGTTGTCATGACACCCTCACAAGGTTGCCGAAGTCGTCAACGACTGCCTTGACATGGACGTCATAGATGCTGGCCCCTTGCATCTGGGCAAGCTCGATGTTCATTGCAACCAAATACCAGCAGCCGGGCCTGCCAAGCAGGTCGTGCCAGCGGTAGGCGCCGTAGGTGTTAGTGAAGAAACAAGCATGGTCGTGCAGAATGGGAGTTTTCATGATTCGCTTTCTGTTGGGGCCGTAGCCCCGTTGGTTATTTACCGGTTTGACGCAAGGCTTCATGCGCGATTTCATCGCATTCGTCCAAGTTCAAGTTGGGAAAATTCGACTCGATA